CCTTTCCGTAAGAATATGTCCCCAAAAAAGTTCCACATATAGGGAGGTGAGTAGATTTGCCACAAATAGTAAACTTCGACAAAATGTCAGTTGGCAAAAAAGGTGGCGGCAAGCACTGGACAAAGGAAGAAGTAGATCGCAGAACGGCTGCTGCTCAAAAACTCCAGCGCAAAGCACCGATAAGATTCGTAGTCCCGATTTGGCTTGACGATGAAGCGAGGAAGGTTTGGAAAAAAACCCTAAAAGACTTATCCGGTATGGATATTCTTGATAAGGTTGACGAAGAATCTCTTGCTATATACTGCGATGCTGTTGTGCGGTATCGTGATACAACTCTAAAAATACGTGAACATGGATATGTCACGGAAAACGCGCAGGGAACAGAATCGGTAAGTCCATACGTAAAGGCCGCTCAAAGCTATGCCAGGATTATGATGCAGTATGCTGACAAATTAGGTTTGACACCAAACGGCAGGGCGAGATTAGCGAAAAAGATAGCTGATACTGGAAGTGAAAACGAAAAAGCCAAGAAAGAAAAAAGTATGTTTGGTGATTAGCGAAGTGATGTAATATGCCTAAGCGTGGAGTTGAATATGCACAAGATATTGTATCCGGCAAGTTAATCTCTTGCGAGTTAGAATATCTATCATGTAAAAGATTCCTCAACGATCTTAATCGAGAGAACTTTGAATATATCTTTGACATAACCAGGGCGCAAAGAATAATTGACTTCATCGAAGGTTACTGCCGACACGTTAAAAGTGTATTTTCCGGCAACACAATAGAACTCCTACCCTTCCAGGTCTTTGACCTGATAAACATTTTTGGCTGGGTAGACCATTTGGGTGCCAGAAGATTTACGCGGGCATTCATCGAAGAAGCCAGGGGAAACGCTAAGAGCGCAATAATGAGTGCTATCGGTTTGTATGGCATGATGGCTGATTGCTACTATCCCCCCGGATGCCCTGAAGAAGCGCAGTATGAATCAAATCCAAGCGTGGTCTGTGCTGCCTACGACAAAGGACAAGCCTCGATTATTTGGAAAGATGCCTGCGATATGGCTAACGCTTCACCAGAAATATCCAGCAGGTTAACCGTTAAGCGCACCTACGTTGAGCATAAAAGTCGCGGCGGACACATGAAGGCACTCTCGAAGGACACGAAAAATAAAGATGGTATGTCTGTAACAGTTGCAATTGCAGACGAAATCCATGTCTGGAAAACTTCTGAGATTATGGACATCATACTTTCCGGTTTTGGTAAACGAGTCCAAAACCTTTTTTGTGCTATAACAACTGCCGGAGTAGATGCTGAAAATAGCGTAGGAAAGAAAGAGCACGACATATGCGCTAAGATACTTAAGGGTGAAATACAAGACGAATCTTATTATGCTTCTATAAGACAATTAGATGCAAGCGACGATCCACACGACGAATCTGTTTGGCCTAAAGCAAACCCGATGCTGAGACACGAAAACGAATACACGATAAGACTAAAGAAAGAGATTATTCAGCAGCACAACATTGCTTATGGTTCCGGAGATCCTTCAAAAATTCGTGAGTTTTTAGTTAAGCGCTGCTGCTTATGGCAAACCGACAGCGAAAACAAATATATGTCAGGCATAATGGACCGATGGAAAGCGTTAGCAGTATCTAGAGAAGAATTCCTAGATTTAGTTCGTGGTCGCGAGTGCTATAACGGCGAGGACTTAGGTAAATGTATCGACTTGACAGCAGCAGGATTTGTATTCCCTCTTGATGATGGCAGGTATGCGGTATGCGCTCACGGTTTTATTCCTGAAAATACGGCGACTAAGCACGAGCACACTGACCGTGTGCCGTATAAGCACTGGGCAAAAGACGGCTGGTGTACGTTATCTGATGGAGATGTCACTGACGACGACTACATAAAAGATTATATCCATGAAAAAGAGTCCATTGAGAACTGGGTAATAAAAGAGATATGCTATGATCCTTATGGTGCCAGACAGTTTTCAAACAATATGACAAAAGAAGGTTACTTATGCGTTGAGATCAGACAAGGAGTAGGTACACTTTCAGAACCAACGAAGAGATTTCGAGAACTCATACTGCAAGGAAAAATAGTCCATGACGGCAGTCCATTGCTAACCTGGTGCCTATCAAATGCGGTAGAAATTATAGATAATAACGGAAATATTAAGCTATCTAAAAAACATGTCAACGACAGCCAGAGGATCGACTTAGTTGCAGCGATAATAAACGCAATGGTTCGTGCTTTACTTGATGAGGAAGAGGAGAGCGCACCAGGAATAATATTTCTTTAGGAGGTACTTTATGAAACTGCCAAAAATCAAACTACCAAAGATTCGCCTGCCCTGCCTAAAAATAAAGAGCGAGACAACCCAAGAACTGGCTATGTTAGCTGGTTTTTTTATGTGCCTCAAAGGTCTGTACGATATTTACCCGCCTGTCATGTGGATTATCGGCGGCGCATGGCTAATGATGCCGGGCAGGAAGGGGTGATTAAGTGGGACTAATCAAAGACATTCTTTTTAAGAACTACTCTATGAAGGACTTCGATACTGATGTTCGCTCATGGATGGGAATCAGACAACCTACAAACTCCGGTTCTATCGTTAATCAACAGACTGCCCTAAGACTTTCGACTCTTCTAGCTTGCATAAGAGTAAGAACAGAGTCCTTCGGTTGTCTCCCCTGCTCTATCTACAAGCGCAGAAAAGGCGGCAAAGGGCGCGACGAGGCAACCGATCATCCTCTGTGGGAGATATTGCACAACACGCCAAATGAGGACATGACAGCCTTAACCTGGCGCGAGGCAATGAATATAAATTTCGATTGCGACGGCAACTGTTACTCGATTATTCAGACCAACAAGCGCGGTCAAGTGATAAGTCTCTACCCGATTCCGTACTACATGATGGACGTTAGGCAGAATCAGACAACAGGGGCGATAGAATACGGAGTCATTGATAGGGGCAAGTACGAACCGATGCCGAAATCGCGCGTCTATCATGTGCCTGGTTTCGGTTTTGACGGATTAAGAGGGTACTCAGTCATAAACCTTTCGCGCGAAACTATAGGTCTTGGGTTATCTGTCAACGAATTCACCCAACGCTTTTATGGGCAGGGTATGAATTTCGGTATTGCACTTGAAACAGACAAAACTTTCAAGGACCAAACAGAAGTTGACTCCGTAAGGAAACAGTTTGAAGAAAGATACGGAGGTTTAGCTAACGCTCATAGGCCAATAGTTTTGCAGGGTGGCATGAAGATTAACCGGATACCGATCAGTTTCACCGATGCCCAAACGATTGAGATTATGAAGTTGACTGATACGCAGATATGCGGGTTAATGCGAGTTCCGCCGCATATGGTGGCGCACCTAGAAAATGCCACTTTTTCCAATATTGAACATCAAGGTATAGAATATGTTATTTACTCCATGCTGCCAGTATTAACAAGACATGAGCAGACAATGAATTGGAGACTTTTCACTCCAAAAGAGCGCGCTGAAGGATATTATGTCAAGTTTAACGTAGACTCGCTTTTGCGCGGTGACACTAAAACTAGAGCAGAGGCGCTGGCTATTAAGCGGCAGAATGGCGTAATTAGTAGCAATGAATGGCGGGCACTTGATGAATTAAATCCTGTAGACGATTCCGCTGGAGATGCCTTATTGGTTAACGGCAATATGATCTCGATTGATACCGCGTCTAAGCAGTTACCGAAACAAACAGGGGGAGGTGAGAAATAATTGAGTTTCTGGAATTTTATCAAAAATGAGGTTGACGGTGAGGATGTAGAACTCCGCATTGAGGGCGACATAGTCATGGAAGAAGATTTTTGGTCATGGCTTTTCGACATCGAAACCACAACCCCGAAGGGTTTTCGCGAGCAACTTGCCGAGCATAAAGGTAAAAACATAACGGTGTGGATTAATAGCTATGGTGGCGACGTATTTGCTGCAAGCCAGATTTACACAGCGCTTAAGGAGCACAAAGGAAAAGTAACTGTAAAGGTTGATGGTGTCGCCATTTCTGCCGCCTCAGTAGTTGCTATGGCAGGTGATGAAATTTTTATGACTCCTACCGGTCTTGTAATGATACACAATCCCTTCCCCGGCAATGGCATAAGGGGAGAAGCAAAGGACTTGCGTCATGCTGCCGATGTGTTGGACGAGGTTAAGGAAACTATACTTAATGCATATCAGTTGAAAACGAAAAAATCAAGAGACGAGATATCTAAGATGATGGATGAAGAAACTTGGATGTCGGCAAAGAAGGCGCTTAGTGAGGGTTTCGTTGATGGTATTTTGTATGCAGGAGTAGAGGATCTAGGAAGTGCGCCCATTGAAAACTCCTTTATGTTTAGTTGGATGTCGATACAAAATTCATCTTCTGAATCTATGAGAAAATTCATAGAGCAGTATAACTTGAAGATGAGTGAAGCGAAGTTAGAACCGGTAGACATATTAACACAAGAACCTATTACTGAACCGGTAAACGATCTGCTGCCGCTAGTAACAGCAATACAGGATGCCGGAAAAACTTTGTCCTCCGCTAACGAGCAGAAAATAACAGATGCAAGGGATCTGCTAAATGATGTACTAAGTCAGGTGGACAAGCAGTCGGAAGATAGTAAAGAACCGGAAAACAATGAGCAGAACGCAAAAAGCGAACTGCTTTTTTTGTTGCAAAACCAAGTAAAAATTAACAAAAACAGGAGGAACTTAAATTGACTTTACAGGAATTAAGACAACTCTATGCAAGTCTATGCGACCAACAGCAGGAAGTTATTAGCGCAGCAGTGGCCGAAGCGCGAGGCATGACAGATGAGGAAAAGGCTAAGTTTGGCAATCTCCAGACTCAGATCGATGGCATGGATAACACCATCAAGACTGCCGAGAAAATCGAGGCACGTAACGCAGAACTCGACAAACCCGCCGATCCCCTGTTTCGCCCGGTAGTTGATTCTACGCAAAAGCAGGCAGAAGTCAAAGACGATGCTGGATTTAAGAACTTCGGCGAATTCCTACACGCAGTAAGGTACGGTGATTCTAAAGGCAGACTAGTCAATATGGGTGCCAACGATGGCGGCGGCATTGCTGTTCCTGAAGCGTTCCGCGATCAACTACTCATACGTCCGAAAAACGAATGGTCCGCTGGTGTTGGCTCCGAGGGTGGCATTATGGTTCCCGGTCAAATGAGAACTGACATTCTAATGGCACAACCTGAAATGTCTATCATCCGTCCGCGCGCTACCGTCATTGAACCAGGAGATCCGCCCGATGCTGAGGTAACAATCCCGGCGCTGAATCAGGGTTCCAATGGCGTGTTTGGTGGAGTACAGGTATATTGGATCGGTGAAGGAGATACCAAACCGGAAACAGATGGTAAGTTGCAGGAGATTAAGTTGACTCCACAGGAAGTTGCTGCTCATACAATCGTAACAGATAAGTTGTTGCGCAACTGGACTGCTGCATCTACCTTTATTTCCACTATCTTAAGAAAGGCTATTGTAAATGCTGAGGACGTTGCTTTTCTACGCGGCAATGGCGTGGCGAAACCGATGGGCGTAACTAATTGCAGTGGCGCTATTACTGTATTGCGTGGGACAGCGAACAGTATTAATTATGCTGATATTGTCGCCATGAAGTCTAGGTTAATGCCTGAGTCTGAAGATAATGCACTATGGATTATTAGTCAGAGCGCTATGACTGAAATTATGACGCTGCAAGACGTTTTAGGTAACTATATCTTTATTCAGGGCGACGCATCTAAGGGAATACCTTCTACTCTATGCGGCATCCCGATCAAATTCACCGGAAAAACCGTGACACTTGGCACTAAGGGCGACATTATGCTTGTCGATCTAACTTACTACCTAATCAAAGACGGTTCCGGTCCGTTTGTTGCTGCTTCTGAGCATGTACTTTTCCGCCAGAATAAGACAGTTATTAAAATTTTCTGGAATACCGATGGTCAGGGTTGGGTTAAAGATCCCTTGCTACTCGAAGATGGAGTTACTACCGTTAGTCCCTTTGTCATCCTGCAATAACCCGGTGGGGCGATAAACCCCACCTCATAAAAATAAAAAACGGAGGTATTGAAATTTGAGACTACTCAGCGAAGAAGTAAAAATTGATACTGCATTAACATCTGTATCTTTGAACGGTGCCGGCACTGGTGCATACTTTTCTATGACAGAATACAGAAAAGCACTATTCGTTGTCGAAGTGGGCGCTATGGCCGTCGCCGCAACATCCGTGGTACAGGTCATGCAGGCAACTAACGCCGCTGCCGGTGGCGCAAAAGTTATTACCAATAACGCTGCTACTATTACAGCTAATACCAATGTTGCTGCCGCAACGCTTACTGCCGCTGCTTGCGCCCCTGCCGACACATGCGTAGTTAACGGATTGACTTATACTGGTGCTGCCGCTGCAGACTTGCCTAACCGCGTTTTCCTGGCTGATGCTGGAGATAACAACGCTACTGCTGCTAGTCTTGCCGCTGCCATCAATCACGCTACTGCCGGTGTTCCTGGCGTTCTTGCTACTGCTGTTAACGCTGTCGTAACACTTACCGCTGATGAACCGGGCGAGGCAGATATTACCGTCGTCGGTACCGCCGTTAGACTTGTCGCCGCCACCGTGCGCGCTGTGGCCTACGTGGAATGTGATGCATCTTTCCTTGACGTAGATAACGACTTTACGCACGTTGCTGTGCGTGTTACTAATTCAGCGGCAATCCTAACGGGTGCGGTATTACTTCGTGGTCAAGGCAGATTTAGCCCAGTTCAAAATGTCGCTGCATTTAAGGTTAACGTAGCAGTATAAGTAGGTAGGGGTAAATTTTACCCCTACCTCAAAAGGGAGGCAAAGTCTTGACATACACAAACTTAGATACAAACGGCAACGAAATAGAATCCGATGTACTGGCATTTTCTCCAAGGAAAATATCTGCAACCGGCGCTGGAGATGTTATGGTTAAAATGTCTGCCGGAGTAGTCGCTTACGTCCACTGCGAAACAGCAGGACTTAGCGTATATCTCAAAGACGGAGATCGGCAGGTATGGCCAGCGCTGACCGGTGTTGACGAGGATGATTTTAAGGCATGCCCTTTGCAGTTAGGCACTAGTATCGTACTTAACTTCGATGGCGCAGGAGTGGCATATATTGCATACAGATAAGGTGGTAAAATATGTCTAGGAAAAGCTTAGAAGATAGTGCTTTTAATAATTTAATCGAATCAGTTAAAGTCGAACCGAGCAACTACCTATACGTCGGCAAAAACGGAAACAACGCAACCGGAAATGGTAGCGCAAGCAAGCCATTTCTTACTATTGGCGCAGCAATAACAGCGGCATCGGCAGGCACGACAATATTTATATTCCCCGGCACGTATACCGAGGATTTAACGCTAAGAGCGGGTGTTAACATGGTTTCTCCCGCTAAGTTCTCTGTCTATGTCAGGGGCAAAGTAACTGTCGATATGACCGGTACTGTCTACACGGAAAAGATCGTATTTCAAAATGCTTCTGATGTTGTCATTGACTTTAAAGGCACTGGTGTTCAGAATTTGCAGATGCTTATGTGTAACGCTGAGAGTTTAACCGGGAATGACGCTAATGCTATTTCCTACTCCAATACTAACGCTAGTAGTAGGATGTCGATCTCTGATGGTGTTCTAACTGTTTACACCTCATCCGGCGGCGCTAAAGCATTTTCAAGTACAGCAACCGCTTGTGGAACAGTTTTAGCGGACAAGACTACATGCCAGATTCTTGACGATGTTGATAGTGTCTGCCTAGATATTGCTGGCAGTATTAATTTTGTACACACTCAAGACCAAGTAAAAGGTCAGATTGTGGTGTCTAATACCGCTAGTACCACTTTTGCTATTCTGACAATGACTACTGGAACAGTTCCGGTGTTCTTGACAAACTCTACAGGCACATCTACATTATCAGAGGTAGTTGCAGTAACTACTTCAACGCCCTGCTTTGATGGCGCGGGAGTGTTTGTATTCTTTGCTATAGGTTACGGTAGTACGGGCGTAGGTGGCAATGCAACGCTAAATGGAGGCATAGGTGCAATTGCACTGCAGATGGCACCTATTAAATTCAGAGCGTCGGCACTATATACCGTACCTCAAGACGGACTTCTTGAGTATGACGGGACGCATTTGTATTTTACCATTGGAGTAACGAGAGAAATCTTAGTTAAGGGGGTATTTTTTTTTGGCGCTAAAACTTATTACACCCCCGGAGACTTACCCGGTTTTACTTGCCGAAGCAAAAACGCATTGCAGAATTGACGGAACCGCCGAGGATGATTATATCTCAGCACTAATAACCGTCGCTACAGATTATTGCGAAAACTATCAGCACCGTGCTTTTATTACACAAGTTTGGGAGTTATGGCTTGATGATTTCCCTGTCAAGGATTACGTGCTAATACCCAGAACCCCACTCCAGTTAGTTGCATCGGTTAAATATTATGACGACGAAAATACCGAGTACACCTTTTCTGACACTGAATATTTTGTCGATCCTGTCAGCGAACCGGGGCGCGTGGTGCTTGGACATGACAAGGAATGGCCTTCTACAACTCTTCGACCAGCAAACTCTGTCTGTATACGCTTCACCGCAGGTTACGCCTCCGCTGACGATGTGCCGCAGAAAATTAAGCAGGCAATACTATTTTTAGTGTCGCACTGGTACGAAAAGCGCGAACCAATTCAGGATGGTGCGGTAAGCGGTGAGATACCTTTCACTGTTTCGGCATTACTTAGTCAAGATAAAATAATCCTGGCATAAGGAGGGTTGCTATGGGCGCAGGTAAATATAGGCATCGGATAAAAATTCAGCAACTCTCTATTACTCAGGATGATATAGGTAACAGTATCGAGACATGGACCGACTTTGCAGAAGTTTGGGCGAGCGCTAAATCTCTTTCAGGTCGTGAATACTGGGCGGCGGCACAAACGCAGTCAGAGAAAAGCGTAATATTTGAAATAAGATACCGCGATGGCATAAACAGTGTTGACATGCGTGTTGTGTACGGTACTAGGGTGTTGGATATTTTGTCCGCCATAGACCCGGATGAGAGGAAGAAAGTGCTTGTGTTGACTTGCAAGGAACCCGATCCTGTATAAAGGAGGGCACTGATGGCGATTGACTTAGACGAGTTGGCTGCTGAAATCACAGGGGCAGTGCGGACGTACACCTCCGATGTTACAGATGCCATCGAGATTGAGGTAAAATCCACCGCTGACAAGGTGCTCCGCGAGGTTAAAGCGCTTGCTCCAAAACGCACAGGAGATTATGCGCGAACTTTTGTAAAATCAGACAAGTCAGATGGCCCGGGTGCTAAAAAATATATCGTGTGGAATAAAAAATATCCGTGGTTGGTGCATCTTTTGGAATTTGGTCACGCCAAGGTCGGCGGCGGCAGGGTGCAGGCGTACCCACACATGAGACCAGCGCACGATAGATATATTAATCAGATGGTGGAAAATATTAAGGAAATTATTAGGAACGGGGGGTAAGTATGACTCAAGCAGATTTACTTACGGCACTAAAAACGATTGGCCTCCCGGTTTCCTATAGTTTCTTCCCTGCAGTGCAAGTGCCGCCGTTCATAACGTACCAGTTTTCCAGCAGCGACGATCTGTTTGCCGACAATGCAAACGCCGTCGCTGCTAATAATTTTCAGGTAGAACTGTACACGAAAACTAAAGATTTAGTCAGAGAAAAACTACTTGAGGACAAGCTAAAGTCTCTTGAATTACCGTATCAAAAACTCGAAACATGGATCAGCGAGGAAAAAGTTTACCAAATTTTATATGAAATACAAATTACAGGAGGATAGAAAATGTCAAAAGAAAAGGCTTTAGTTGGCGTAGACCAACTGCATTATGCACTCGTAACGTCTGATACGTCTGCTGGTGCGCTTTGGCAAGCAGCGGTACCGATACTTGGTGTAACTGAAATCATGATCAACCCTAATGGGGCAGTAGCAAGTCTATTTGCCGATAACGGGGTGGCTATTACCGCTAACAGTATCGGAGAAATTGACGCGAGCATTAAAACAGCAGACCTTAGTCCGGTAGAGCGCGCCATTATGTTGGGACATACAAGAACTGGAGGTATCACTGTTTATAATGGCGAGGACATATCTCCGGAACTGGCGATAGGTTTCAGAACTGCCCTGTCCGATGGCACATACGGCTATGTATGGTTATTGAAAGGAAAGTTTGCCGAAGGTCAAGAGACTATTGCAACAAAGGCAGGCACCACTAACTTTCAGGTTCCCACGCTGTCGGGTAAATTCTCCCTGCTGAATTATAACGGAGACTGGAAGCGTACCACACGGGCAGACGATCCCGACTTTGTTGCCGCTACAGGGACTAACTGGTTTACCAACGGACCACTTGGCACTACCGACACGACTGCACCCACTGCTACCTGTGTGCCTGCTGATGCCGCTGCAAGCGTAGCTGTTACCGCAAATGTTGTAGTTACTTTTAGCGAGGCTATTCAGGTTAGCGATATTACTGCAGCTAACTTCCTGCTGATGAAAGCTACTGACGGAACTGTTGTTGCGACAGCCGACCCGACTTATGACAGCACTCATAAGGTAGTCACCATAGACCCAACTGCAAGTCTTTCTGCCGCTACAGCATATATCTTTGTGGTCACAACTAACGTCAAGGATTTGGCTGGAAATGCTTTAGCGTCTCCGCTCGTAATTAATTTTACTACAAGTTAACTTAGCACCCGCAGGGGTGCTTTATTAATGGGGCGGCCTAGCGTCGCCCACGTACATAAGGAGGAAATACTTTGAATACACAAACCCCACCGCAAATAACAGTTAATGGGAAAAAATACACCATGCCGAAACCGAAAATTAAGCTATGGCGGCACATGATAAAGTTTTCGGAGGCACAGCAGAACGGCGAAATAGTCGGAGATGCAATGTTTGACGAAATGATAAATCTAGTCGTTATAGCGTTCAATAACCCTGACGTAAACAAAGAATCTGTAGAGGAAAATGTTAGCTTTGAAGAATTAACTGATCTATTTACATACATTAGTCGCCAGGTTACAAGTGTAGCTAGCGCGAAGGCGAAACAAATCCCAAACGTGGGGACTCCGGCAAAGATTTAAGCCATTTGTCGGAGTATCAAAGGGTAGTTTATTTTTGTCTGTCGTTTTGCAGAGCTTTTGGAAAACTTATGCAGGTTGTTGACGGGGAGTATCTGGAAGATATGTTCGACTTGTTGATTGTGTATCACTTAACTGATGAACAAGAGGATAAACCGAAGAAAGTATATGCTGACCAGGTTGGTCTTTTCTAGGAGGTGAGAATTTGGCAGAAACTATCAGGGGTATAAATATAGTAATATCTGGAAATACAACAGCCTTAACTGCCTCGCTAACAGAAGTAAATAGGGCCAGCAGAAATATAAGCGGAGAATTGCGACATGTGCAAAATCTGTTAAGGATGAGTCCGGGCAATACTACGCTAATTCGCCAGCAGCAAGAGTTACTAGGACAAGCAGTAGAAAACACCAGGGAGCGACTTGATCGTTTGCGCGCAGCAGAACAGCAGGTACGTGAGCAATTTTCCCGAGGTGAAATAAGCGGCGGGCAAATGCGCGCTTTTGAAAGAGAACTACAAAGCGCGGAGATAAATCTAAACCGTTTCGAGAATAGACTTGAAGAAACTCAGGATGCAGCGGACAGCCTTGCTGACACACTACAAAATGCTGGCGAAAAAATGAAGGGTGTCGGTGAATCCATGACAATGGGTTTGACTGCCCCTATCGCTGCCGCTGGCGCTATAATGCTTAAGGGTGCCATTGATGCCGAAACTGCTACCGGAAAACTCCAGGCGCAGTTAGGTATTACTGCAGAAGAAGCCGTAAAACTTGGAGATGTGGCTCAGGAAGTATGGAAAACTGGCTTCGGTGAAAATATAGACGAAGCGACGGAAGCGATAAAAAACGTAAGATTAAATATGGGCAACTTAGCTGAGGATGAACTACAATCAGTTGCTCAAGGTGCATTAGTGATAGCTAGTGTATTTGATGCAGAAGTAACAGAAACAACCGCTGCAGCAGGCGTAATGATGAAAAACTTCGGAATTTCTGGGCAGGATGCACTTGATCTAATCACAACAGGATTCCAAAAAGGCGGCAACTATTCTGATGAATTAATTGACACATTAAGGGAATACTCACCTTATTTTGCCAGCATGGGATTTTCAGCTCAAGAGGCAATGGAAATTTTGATTTCTGGAGCAGAAGCTGGTGCATGGAGTTTAGACAAGGTAGGGGACGCGATCAAAGAATTCGGCATCCGGTCAAAGGATGCCTCAGATACAACAATGCTAGCCTTTGAGGGTTTAGGACTTGATGCCGTAGAAATGACAGACGCTTTTGCTGCTGGAGGAGAAAGCGCTCAACAAGCCTTTGCCATGGTTACTGCCGCCCTTGCCGCAGAAAGCGAAGAAGTTCAAAGAAACGCTTATGGCGTTATGTTGTTCGGCACTCAGTATGAGGATTTAGAAAAAAATGTAATACAGGCAATGGCAGAATCTAAAGCTAGTATAGATGGGTTTAGTGGCGCAACGCAAGAAGCGGCAGAGACAATGAAAGCAAATAATCCGGGATTAGTCTTAACTGCTGCCATGCGCAAACTTCAGGCGGCAATCGGTCCGGCACTCTTACCGTTAGCCAGCATGATCACAGACACAATAGTACCAGCTATTAAGGGTATGGTTGAAGTATTTACAAGTCTATCGCCAGCAGGGCAAGATGTGGTTTTGATTATTGCGGGGATAGCTGCCGCCATCGGTCCGGCACTGATTACGATAGGAAATCTGTCAGTCGGACTATCTGCAGTTATGGGATTTTTTACGGCTGGGGCAACCGGAGTATCTGCTTTTAGTGCGGCAATGGCAGTTATAACTGGACCTATAGGAATTGCTGTTGCGGCAATTGTTGGAATTGGATTGGTTATAAAAAATCTTTGGGATACAAATGAGCAATTCAGAACTAACGTAATTGCCATATGGGAAGACATAAAAACTTCCGCAGAAACAATTTTTAATACTCTAAAAGAATTTTGGAAAGAGTGGGGAGACGAACTAATCTCCATAATAACACCGACTTGGGAAACTCTAAAAAGTATTATAACTGCAGCAATTACAATAATAGGAGAAATTATATCTCTTGCACTAAACGTAATAACCGGCGATTGGTCGGGCGCATGGGACAACATAAAAAATATATTTAGTGCCGCGTGGGATGGTATAAAAGCATATGCAAGTGGTCTGGGCGAAACCATGAAAGCTATTTTCGGAACAATAGCGGCAATGGCAATATCTTGGGGCGGCGATATAATAAGCGGTCTTGTAAACGGTATAACCTCAAAACTGCAAGCGGCAAAAAACGCAGCATTGTCCGTAGCAAGAAATATTAAAGACGCGATAACTAATTTTTTTGACATAAAGAGTCCCTCAGAAGTAACGAAACGATTAGGCGAATACATAGCTGAAGGTCTAGCTAAAGGCATAGAGGGCAAAACCTCAGACGCTGAAAAAGCAGCACAAAAACTGGCTCAAGCAGTGCAGAGCGCAATATCTAAGGTGTTAAGCGACATAGACAAAACATTTCAAATCCAAACAGCAAAATTAGAACTAGAAATACTTACTGGCGGTGCCAATATGACCGAAATACAACGCCTAGAAGATGAACTGAAAAAACTTCAACTGCGATATGACCAGTCTACTGAAAAAATAGAGGCGTTGAATGATGTATTAAAAACAGCCAAAGACAAGTTAGGTGAGAACAGCGATACTGTGAAGGACTATAAACAGCAGTTAGAACTTGCAAAAATAGCACACGAAAAACTAAGCATAGAAATATCTAATAACCGTTTTGCTCAAGAAAAAGCTGCTATAAAGGAAAACATCGAGGCCTTACAAGAATTATCTGAGGCGGCAAAAGAAACTTATGAGGAAACTATAAAATCTGCTACAGAAAATTATAAAAAACTGGAAGAATTAAACAGAGAGATCGTTGATTTAGCTAAGGAAGAACGCGACGAAAAAATACAGGCGGCCAACGATTACTCCGATGCACAAAAAGAGTATTACGATGAAATATACGACAAGGCCAAAGAGACATACGACAACACTGTGCAGAGAGCAAGAGACAGTTACAACAGCATAATTGATGCCGCCGTATTTGCCCGCGATACAGAACTTGCCGCATTACAAGGTCAACTAGACGCGATAAATGACGAGGAAGAACAGCGCGATAAGGATGCTGAACGCCAGGAACTAGAAACAGCAATAACTAAAGCCAGGACAACCAGGGAACGCACCGAAGCAGAAGCAGCACTTGCCGAGTGGTTGCGAAAGCAAGAGATTGAAGAAAAGAAAGAAAGTATAACTGCTCAAATGGAGCAGGTAAAAGCTGACTACGAGGAAAAGGAAAGTCTTGCTGAAAAACAACTTGAGTATGTGGAAGATGCTGCAGAAAAAGCCCTGAGTCGCGCGGAGGAAAGGTATGAGAGAGACACCGAAAACCTTGAGCGCGAGACAGAAAATAAGCTGAGAATAATTGAAGAACAGTATCAAGAGAAACTAACTTTAGCTGAGGCAGACCTTGCTAACGCGAAGAGTATGTATGATCAGGAAGAAGCTAAAGCCAAGGCAACATTTGCGGCGATCACAGGTTACATGATTGATCGTTACGATGCCGAAAAGGAAAAGCAGGACGAACTAAAGCAAAATATGAACGAATACTACGAAGAACTTGCCCGACTCAGCGCTGAGTATGAGCGTCAAAAAGCTGCCGGAAACATGGAAGCGGCCAACGCTGTGCATGAGCAGGCGAATAAGATCCGGACTGATGCAGGAATATCTAGTTACTACGATAGTACAACCGGGGCGGTTCTTGCAACACCTACAGCCAATGCAAGCACAAGCGTGTCTCCGAGTAGTGGTTCTAGTTCTGGCGGACAAAACTATGTGACATATAACGGAAGGTACGGCTATTGGAATAATTTTGGTGAGTTTACAGAAGTCTCGAAATACGGAACAGGGGCAATTGTCGGAAGGCCAACGATGGGCATTTTTGGCGACGTTCCAGAAGCGATTATGCCCATC